ACGACAATAGTATGGCAACAAACAAGATGATTAAATGAAGCTCTTGATAATTTAGCTTATGCTCTTACAGCAGTGTATATTCTAAAACCCAACTTTGCAAAATTGGCAAAAGTAGAGCCACAGCCACAAAAAGAACAAAATATTCAGCAAAAACCATCAGTAATCCAAGAAAGGAGAAGATTATACAGGAGAAAGCCAAGAAATTTTGTCAATTCATGGAAAGAATAGCTATAATTTAGGTTAAAGTATTTCACATGGCGAATTTATTTGATAGAGACAACTATCCAACACAAGAACCAGACCTCTTAGTAGTTGGCGACAGATGGATGTGGCGTAGACCAGACCTAGTTGCAGACTACCCAACAGCAGATTACGCATTGACTTATGAATTTCATGAAGATAGCGGTGGCGGTGGTAGTCACAAATTTACGATTACAGCAACAGAAACAACAACCGATTATATTGTCGAGATAGCAAGTGCCACGACAGCAAACTACACCGCAGGTGAATACAACTGGTATGCGTTTATCACTAGGTCATCAGACAGCCAAAGAATAGCTGTTGACGAAGGACACACTAAATTAGAACTCAATTTCGCTAATACCAACGCTGACAACAGAAGCCATGCCAAGAAAGTATTAGATGCTATACAAGCTGTAATAGAAAACAGAGCATCACAAGACCAAATGAGCTACAGCATTGCAGGTCGTTCATTGTCCAGAATGTCGATTGACGATCTTATGAGATTTCGTGATAGATACAGAGCAGAATATAATAAAGAAATTAAACAAAAACGCATAAAGAACAAACAAGACACAGGAAATACAATCAAAGCAAGGTTTTAACTATGGCAATCTGGGACAATCTATTCAAGCAAAGAAAAAAAGCTGTCAAGAAGTACAGAACATACAAAGCCACACAATCAGGCAACTTATTTGCTGATTGGGTTAGTGGCTCAAGCAATGCTGATAGCAATATCAGATTTAACTTACGAAAAATCAGAGATCGTTGTCGTGAACAAGCACGCAACAATGATTACGCAAAAAGATATTTACAATTACTGGTTACGAATGTTGTTGGGCAAAATGGCATCAGACTGCAATCAAAAGCACGCAATGCCGATAATAGTTTAGATATTATTGGTAATAATGTGCTAGAGAAGGAATGGGCTAAGTGGGGAAAAAGAGGTAATTGTACCATTGATGGCAAGCTTTCATTTCTTGATGCCCAAAAATTATTTATTGAAACTTTAGCTAGAGATGGTGAAGTCTTAGTAAGACACATTACATCTAACAACCCACTTGACCCTTACCGCATACAGTTTTTAGATGCTGACTACTTAGACGAAGAAGAAAACAAGATCCTAAACAATGGGCAAGAGATTATTATGGGTGTCAAATTAGACAAATACAAAAAACCAGTCAGCTACTATCTGTTTAAGGAACATCCACATAATAAACAATTCGGCAGACACGATAGAACGCACATCGAAGTGCCAGCCGAAGATATTATCCATGCCTATCAATTAGATAGACCAGAACAAACTAGAGGTCTGCCATTCATGACTACAGCATTGAACAGATTGAAGATGCTCGATGGTTACGAAGAAGCAGAGCTTGTCGCAGCACGTGTTGCAGCTTCTAAAATGGGCTTTTTTACCTCACCAGCAGGCGATAGCTACACAGGAGAAGATACCGATGATGATTACACACCAGTGATGAACGCAGAAGCAGGGACATTCGAGCAACTACCAGATGGTATGGGTTTTCAATCTTTCGACCCACAGCATCCAACATCAGGATTCGACAGCTTCCATAAATCTATACTAAGGGGGATAGCTTCAGGTCTAGGCGTATCTTATGTCTCACTTGCTAACAATTTAGAAGGTGTAAATTACTCATCCATCAGACAAGGCACATTAGAAGAACGTGATAATTACAGGATCTTACAAAGATTCATGATTGACCACTTTATTATGCCAATTTTTGAGAAATGGCTATTACAAACCATGTCATTCAAAGATGGCTTTTTGTTACCACCAGATAAATACAGTAAATTTGCTGACAATGTTGAGTTTAACAGCAGATCGTGGGGTTGGATTGACCCAGTAAAAGAAGTGAAGGCAAATGTTGATGGTCTCAATGCAGGTGTTGTGACTATGCAAGACATCCAAGCGAACTATGGTCGAGATGTCGAAGAATTGTTTGAGCAACATCAAAGAGAAGAAGAATTAGCTAAACAATACGATATTAAGACCGCATATCAGCCATTCGGTGCAGCAAAAATGCCAATCGATGCTGAAATACAAAGCGATGGGGATGAGGATGAGCAAGGGCAGCAAACAGAGACCTAAAGATATCAAACAAGAACAATTCGACAAGAATTGGGACAAAATATTTGGTAAAAAAAAGAAAAATGGCAAGTTATAAACCGACAGCAGGTATGAAATCGGAAGCTCAGAAGGGCTTGGACTGGCGTAGAGAACATGGTCGAGGTGGTACAGCAGTTGGTATTGCGAGAGCCAGAGATATTATCAGTGGCAAAAACTTATCTGAATCAACTGTCAAAAGAATGTATTCTTTCTTCTCAAGACATGAAGTGGACAAACAGGGACAAGGTTTTACCCCAGATGAAAAAGGTTTTCCGTCTAATGGTCGTATTGCATGGGCATTATGGGGTGGCGATGCAGGTTTTAGGTGGTCAAAAACGATTGTAGATAGACTTAAGAAAGAAGATGATGGTAGAATGGCAGAAGATATGGACAATAAAGTAGAAAGACATATTAAAGATGTGCGTGAAACAGAAGATTCATACATTATAGAATTTGGTAAATCTATGCCAGAAGAAAATGATGAAGCAAGACCTTATCACGATGACGAAGAAGAAAGAGCAGCACCAGATGCATTGAAAGTCGGTGATTTTGTTTCTTGGAACACAGCAGGTGGTCGTGCTAGAGGTAAGATCGAAAGAATAGAACGAGATGGCACTATTAATATACCTGATAGTGATTTCACAGTTACAGGTTCAGAAGATGACCCAGCAGCACTGATCAGAGTGTATCGTGGTGGTGAGGAAAGCGACACGCTTGTTGGTCACAAGTTCTCAACACTTACAAAAATTAATCCGATTAGAGAAAACGATGAAGAAGAAAGAAGTGCAGAACCAGATGATGTTGACCAAATTGCAGAAGAAGAATATGTCGCACAAGAAAATGAAGATGTTTTAAGATTCTACGCAGAAGAAAGCTTACAAAGAGCTTTTCAGTTTGATAGAAACAAAATAGACGAAGAAAACAGAACAATTATGATTGGTGTCTCTAGTGAAGAACCAGTTGAAAGAAGATTTGGCATGGAAGTGTTAGGACATAACGAAGATGAGATAGATATGGCTTTTATGGCACAAGGCAGAAGCCCACTACTACTAGACCATGATTCAACAAAACAAATTGGCGTTGTCGAAGAATTTGGCATCGACCACGAAAACAAAAGAACAGTAGCTAAAGTACGTTTTTCTAAAAATAAAATGGCTGATGAAGTCTATAGAGATGTACTTGATGGCATACGACAAAACATATCTGTTGGCTACCAAGTCAATAGTATGGAAAAAGAGGAAGCTGAGAGAGATGGTGTTCCCATTTATAGAGTAAATTCTTGGTCACCTCTGGAAGTAAGTGCTGTATCCATTCCAGCAGACCAAAGCAGACTAGTCGGTTTTGCAAGGTCAAAGGAGAAAAAGGCACAAATTGAGATTAACCCAAATTCTAAACAGGATATAAAAATGGAAAATAACGTTGAAAACAAAACTCCAGAAGTGAACCCTGAAGAAATGAAAAGAGACTTTGCTAAAGAAGCAAAAGCTATTATGGATCTTGCTGCACAACACAACAAGAGAGATTTAGCTAATGAAGCTATAGCAAATGGAGCTTCTCTTGCACAATTTAGAGGAACACTTTTAGAGACAATCGCAAACGATAAGCCACTTGATTTACCATCAAACGTGGATATGAACGAAACTGAGCAAAGAGAATATAGCTTACTTAAAGCTGTATCTGAATCTGCTCAAGGCAAACTTTCAGGACTAGAAAAAGAAGTTTCTGATGAAATCGCAGCAAGAACTGGTAAAGCAGCTAGAGGATTCTATATGCCATCAAACATAAGTTTCAGAACTAATCAAACAGTCGGAACAAATAATGTTGGTGGATTCCTTAAGCCTACAGACCATCTTGGTGATGAGTTTATCGAAGCACTTAAAGCTAGATTGGTTGTTGGACAAGCAGGTGCAAGAGTTCTACAAGGACTTAAAGGCGATATCGCTATACCAAAAATGTCAGCAGAAACATCAAATGTTTCATTTGTTGCTGAAGATTCAGCACCATCAGAAGGTAATGCAACTTTTGCACAAGTCACAATGTCACCTAAGACACTGGCTTGCCAACTTGATATTTCAAGAAAGCTTATGTTGCAATCAGACCCATCAATCGAAGCTGTATTAAGACAAGATGTTATCAATTCTTTTGCAAGAAAGATCGATGAAGTAGCACTAGAAGGTGGCGGTTCAAACGAACCATCAGGTATCATTGCTTCTTCTACAGGTAACGTTGTTGCTATCGGTACAAATGGTGGTGCAATCACATACGCTAAGTGTGTGGACATGGTAGAAGCTGTTGAGGTTGATAATGCAATCCTTAACGATGCTTCAGTGAAGTTTGTTGGTAACCCTAAAGTTACAGCTAACTTAAGAACTGTATCAAAACAATCATCAGGTGTTGAAGGTAACTTCATTCTTGGTGAAGATAACAGAATCTTAGGTTATGACTACCTATCAAGCACATTAGTGCCTAGTGACCTTTCAAAAGGTACAGGTAGCAATCTATCTGCTTTAATCTTTGGTGACTTCTCACAACTGATGCTTGGATTCTATTCAGGTGTAGATGTGATTGTTGATCCGTATACAGGTTCAAACGCAGGTACAACAAGATTAGCTTTCTTCCAAGACTTTGACGTAGCTCTTAGACATGACGATAGCTTCTCAGTAATTAAAGATATTGTTACATAATAGTATTTTTAGGTTTTTATTGACTTGGTAACACCATAGTTGCAAAACTAGAACATTAAAAACCATTTGGGCTTCTTCG